TTCGCGGAACTCCTCAAAACCGAAGGGATCAAACTGTGAGTCCCACGACCGCACTCACCCGCGCTCTGGTCCTCGCGCTCACCGCGCCCGATCAAGCACGCGCCGACCGCGCCATCGCTCTCGCCGAGTCTATCGGCGCGGGCTGCACAAAGCGCCAGGTCGAGACCGCCAAGCGCAACGCCTCAAAGCTGCCGTAAAATGAAATCCACGCTCCTCCTCCTCGCGCTCGCGGTCACGGCGCACGCCGCGCCACCACCCAGCTTCTTCCGCGCGCTCCACGTCGTCGAGACGTCGGGCCGCACGGGGCCGATTCTCGGCGACGGCGGCAAGGCGCTCGGACCTTTGCAGATTCACCGAGCCTACCACGCCGACGCACGCATCGGCGGCGACTACTCGCGCTGCGCTGATCTCGATTACAGCAAGCGCGTCGTGAGCGCCTACCTCCAACGCTACGCGCCCGCAGCGTGGGCGGCGGGCGACGTGAAGACCCTCGCTCGCGTGCACAACGGCGGGCCGCGCGGCGCCAGCAAGCCCGCGACCGTGGCCTACGGCGACAAGGTCGCGCGCCTCACCAAATAACTTTCGGAGCCGCCCGATTGCCAAGGCCAACGAGCCCGACCGTGGGCGTGCGAAAATACGCGGTCACAACTCAGCAACACAACACAACGACAACACGACAATGGAAAACGACGACGACAACGAAATGCTCTGGGCCGCGCAAGACCTGCGCACCATCACAAGCAACCAGACCGAGGTAACGATCTCGCGGCGAGTCATCATCTCGCCGATCAACTCAGGGCCGAAATGGGATTACCTAATCACCTTCGGCGACCTAATGAATCGCGGGAAGTGGCGCTGGGAGTGCGCTCAGGCGGAGACGCTAGAGCGCGCGGCGGAAATTGCAAAGCTCCAAGCGGTGACGCAGGGCAACGAACGCAACCGCGAGCTTGCGATCTTGCGCGAGTCAGCCGCGAAGCTGGGCGTGCAGCTCGTGGAGGCCGCACCATGAGCCGCCCAAGTTCACCGCTGGTGCCGCTCGTAATTCGCCGCGTGCTCGAAGGATTTTCCACTAAGGAAATCGCGCATGAGGCGAGACTGACCGCAGGCGCGGTGTCGAAGATCATCGGCAACACGCCCGACATCCGAAAGCAATACGTCACGCACGCGGAATTTCGCCAGCTCCTCAACCAACGCAAGGCCACGCCATGACGCTCGACCTAATTCACGCGGAATTAATCCGCATCCGCGAAGCTCTCGAAGCTCGCCCGTTCGCATCGGGGGCACCGGCTGCAAAGCCCGCCGCTCCGCGCTCGGACGAGGTCCCGATGCCGACCGAAATCATCGAGGACGCTGGCAGCGTGCAGGTGCACTTCGGCAAGAATAAGGGCGTGGCGCTCTCGTCGCTCGGGGACCGATCAGTGGCGTGGTATGCGCAGGATCCTGAGCCACGGCTCGGGAACAACGGCAAACCCTTCCCGCCGCGACCCGAGGACGTGCTGCTGCGCAACGCGGCGCGGACACTCATCCACCAGAAGCGCGGGACTCTTCCGAGTGCCGCAGTTCCTACCGCTCCCGCAGCGACCTCTGTGAACGAGGAACACGTCCCGTTCTAAAAGCAAAAGCCCGTCGCGGGAACACAACCGCGACGGGCAGCAAAACAACACAACAACATCAGTCGATTCGTAAAAAATGAACACAGCAGAAACACCCACAGTCACATCAACCGCCGTAGTCGATACGCCCAAGACCGTCATCACGACCACAGCCCCAAAGCCTCTCATCAACTACGGCGCGCAGGGAGTGAAGCTCGCGAGCCTCGAAGACGCGTTCCGATTCGCAAACGCGATCGTCGCCAGCGGATTTGCGCCGCGCGGCATGGAGAAACCGGAGGCGGTGCTGGTCGCGATTCAACTCGGGGCGGAGCTCGGGCTCACGCCGATGGCCGCGCTCCAGAACACGGCAGTCATCAACGGCAGGCCAGCGATCTACGGCGACGCCGCGCTCGCCTTGGTCCGCGCATCCGGTCTGCTCGAATCCTTTAACGAGGAGGAGGTGGGCGAGGCCGGCAAAGATTCCTTCGGCGTGCGCGTCACCGCGGTTCGCCGCGATGGCTCGAAGGGCTGCGAGACATTCACGGTGGCCGACGCCAAGGCCGCGAAATTGTGGGGCAAGGCCGGTCCTTGGACGGACTACCCGCGCCGGATGCTGAAATTCCGCGCGCGTGGTTTCGTCCTTCGCGACGTGTTCGGCGACGTCTTGAAGGGACTCCGCACTGCCGAGGAGGTCCGCGACTATCCCGAAGAGCGCAACATCACGCCGCTCTCCGAGAAGGTTTCGGGCGGGCTCACCATGTCGATTACGCAAGGGGGTGGCGCATGAGCACGCTGAACGACCTGCGGCCAACGTATGTGCTGCGGAAATACAGCACGACGCTCCTGCTCGCCGCGCTCCTCGATCGCGCGATGGATCGCGACCAACTCGAAATCGACCGGCTCGAACTCTGCATTGAGAACATCGAGAAGCGGAACGAGGGACGAATCAAAGAGCGCGCCGTCTTGCGCGCAAAACTGGAACAGGAAAACAACGAAAAGAAAGGCACCAAATGAACACCGGAGAAATCAAAAACCAAGCAGTGATAAACAACGCAACGGAGCAATTTCGCTCGCTGCTCGAAACGCACTTCGTGGCAATCGCTCGCGCTGCCGAGGAGTCATTCGTCGAGGAAGAAAACCAAACCGAGCCGAAAGCGAAGGCATCGTTTGCGCTTGAGTGGGATGCGCTCTCACTCGCGCCGAAGGTGGTGGTGAAAATCGGATGGAGCGTGCGCTACAAGGACGAGACCGAAGCGATGGTGGACCCGTTGCAGTCGAAGCTGGGACTGGTGGAGGATGCGAAATGAAGACACCAAGCAACGACGGAGGAATGGCATTTCCGACTTGGTTTCCTGAGGAACACTACGGAACGGGCTACCGAGGCATGACCCTGCGCGACTACTTCGCGGGGCAGGCGCTGGCAGGGATGCTCATTAACTACACGACGCAGAAGTTGGGAGTCGGCGAAGAAACATGCGCAAAGGGCGCTTATCAATTTGCCGACGCCATGCTCGCCGCACGCGAGCGCAAGGAGGACGCGCCATGATCGCCGAACCCAACGAAGTCTATCACGCGAACGAAGCGATCTCGCACTCAAAGCTCGAGCTATTCCGCCGCCGTCCCATCTCGTATTACCGCCGCTTCGTCGCGAAGACCGTGGCGCGACCGGAGCCCACGGAAGCGTTTCGCCTCGGCTCGGCGGCTCACTGCGCGGTGCTTGAGCCCGCGACATTCTGGGACCGCTACGCGCTGCGACCGGAGGGCATCGACCGGCGAACGAAGGATGGTAAGATTGCGTTTGCGGAGTTTGAGGCTGCGAACGTGGGCAAGACCGTAATCGACCAAGGCGAGGCCGGTAGCGTGCGAGAAATGGCCGTGGCGGTGCAAAATCATCCGCTAGCGGCGCAGCTATTGGGCGCTGGCTCTCCCGAGTTAAGCTGGCGCGTTGCTCCTGCGGGCGGCATGGCTCTGCAATGCCGCACCGACTGGTTCAACCGTGCGGGCTGCGAGTTGAGCGGCGGGCGCCCCTACATCGCGGACCTAAAGACCGTCGAGAGCTTGGACGCGGACGCCTTCCGCAACTTCGAGCGCGCGTGCTTCTCCTTTGGCTACCACCGGCAAGCGGGATTCTACCTGCCTCTCATCACCGAAATCATCGGGTCACCGGTGTTCGATTTCTTCTTCGTGGCCGTCGAGAAGTGCGAGCCCTACGGCGTGGCGGTTTATCGGCTGTCAGACGCGGCCACGGCACGCGGGCACGACGAAACGATCACGGACTTGATTCGTTTGCAGGCGTGCATTAAGGACCAGCAATGGCCCAACCTCCCGAACGACCTCCGCGAAATCGGACTGCCAAAGTGGTATGGGGGGACCGAATGAAAACCACAACTGACTTGGCTTTCTTCGTGATCTTCTTGGCCGTGCTCATCGTGGC